GGAGAACAATTTTACACAGCAAATGGCGGAGGACCTCCACCATTGGCACAACAGCAAGGATACCTTACGTTACCAGTCGGTGCAATCGGCTGGAACATGGCAGGACAACCAATCGACATGAATGGTATGGTTGTAGCAACTACTGGCGAAAAGTTGATGAATACAGCGCTCAGTAGGATACTATAATGGCAGCAATATACTGTACAGCATCACAAGTAGCAGAGTTTCTTCAGGTAGACAATTTTAGCGGTTCTACTACACCGACAAGTACAGTTGTAGAGTCCTTTATAGAAATGGCACAAGAAAGAATAAATCAACTTACAGACCACGCATGGAATGACAATGCAGCCACAAGAGGCAATGTTACAGAAGAAAGAGTAAGAATACAGCGTGTGCGCAATCAGGGATTTAATGTGTATGGTAGAATACAATTAAGACATTTTCCTATTGTAGCATTAGATAATGGACAAGGTGACCAATTAAATATTTGGCAGGATTCTGCATATGTAGATTATTTACATCCTTCTAATAGTAAAACTGGTAGTGCTACTCCTACTGATGTTGTAGATAAGGATTATTGGCAAGATACACACAGAGGAACTATTTACATTGCTAATTACAATACTATAAACAATTTGATTGGTAGTCCTAGCGATGTAGATGCTTATGTAACTTACAGATATGCAACTGCAACTACTCCAGAGGACATAAAACTAGCAACTATTTATTTTACAGCAGCAACGATTGCAATGAACGATGATTTAAATCTTATGCAAGAGGCAGACGATTCTATGGATAATGCTACTAAATCTCAGAAGTTTGAAGAGATGGCAATGAAAATCCTTACAGACAATAAAAGATTAGACCGCAAATTTACAATGGCACGAGCTGTTGGTGGATTAGGTGTAGGCAACGTGGTGTTGCCATAATGGCCGTTACTTACGCAGAGATAAACGACCCTGTAACTACAGTTTCGTCATTATTAGATTCTAATTGGGATGTTAATGATATAGCAGGAACTTCTGTAAAACCAAATATTGGCGATACTTGGGATTTGAATAAAGTAAATTTAAAAGAAAATGATGTGATTCGTTGTTATGAAGTAGCAGCTACACATGATTTTTTAGGAGTTGGCAATGGCCTTGACAAGGGTACAGCCACTATTTCGATAGATATTGCAACTAAGGTAAGTAGGTCAAGACTTAGAGATTTGTATTCAGAAGTTGTAAGTATCATTAGAGGCGCTAGAGCTGGAGCATCAGGAATGACTCCCTTAAACGCCAATTACGCAGACATAAAGCTGCTTTCAAGAGTAGACCAGTCCGATAAGACTAGACGCTGGTTTCGTTACGTTCTCGATTGTGAAATCACAAGTTACGAGGCGGTGGTATAATGGTAAGAAAAGCACAAGATATACAAGCAGCATTTGAAGTAGAGACAACGTATGGGGATGCCCCAGATACGGCACTCTATCACTTAGGTCTACTGGACACATTTGACCCAAGACAGGTAGAAATGAACATTACACCTGTTCCAAGTATTGGGCAGTCAACAGACGCACATCATGCGTCTGGACCGATTGACGTTACGTTACCTTTGAAGGTAGCATGTCATGGCACTGGCTGGCAAGAACTACTTGGTAATGCTATTGGTGCTACAGATATAGGTGATGATTCAACAGATATTGATGTGCCACATTGTCTTACAGGAGACACTTATTCTCATGTAATACTTGCTAAAGATTTAGTATCGGATAAATACACTGCATGTAATGGCGTAGTAGTAAATGAAGCTACATTAGAAGCAGATTATACTGCTGGTGGTTACATTACTTTAGACACTATTTGCACTGCTCAATTTTCTGAAGATTCTAGTAATGGTACTTTTACTTTTAATCCTACAGGTGGTGGCGCTATGGATTATAATAGTTTAGCTTTTCCAAACGCACCAAGTGGTAACCCACTTATTCCAACTGATTTAACGCTTTCTTATTCAACAACTTCTGATACAGATGCGTTAAAACTAACAGACACCGCAGGTAAATATGTAGAAATAGGTGAAAGATACATGCGTTTTTTCAAAGAAGATGACAATGCAGATGATGAGTATGACGGTCCAGATAGCGGCTCTTCAGATGATGCTGCAATTATTGCAGAAGGTGTTGTAGATTTAGACCATAGTAATACTGAGACATTAACAGAGCTTGCAAGTGTGTTAAATTCTGCACATTCTGGTACGCCAGCAGTGCTTGGCACTGGTGCTGGAAGTTACAACCCTCAAAATTTATTAAAAGGAATTTACAAAATGACAGGAAGTGCAGTAGAAATACCAGCTATTGCTGATGCTGATGAAGATTTAACATCTATTCCTAATTTAAGAACAGTATCTTTAAAAATAGCTAACAACAATATTTCAATTCCTGGTAAAATTGGTGGTAAATGGTTGCAAAACAAAGCTATTGCAAGAGGTAAAGCAGACATTACATTAGATTTAGAAATGACTGGTGAAAACGAAGATTTATATGATAAATATGTAGCAGGAGCTACACTTCCTTTAGTTAGATTAAATTTCGGCACTAATGGTTCAATAGCACTGACTAACGGAACCATTACTTCTTTCTCCAGACCACTTACAGGTGGCGGAGAAGTAATTGATACATTAAGTATTAAGTTCAGAGGTAATGGAGATTATAGAAATTACAGTGCATTTGCAATTAGCGCTGATTTCACATTACAGTAGGTAGGTAAATGGTAAGCACAACAGGTCAATTAGACGCACCCCTAGTAGACATAGGAGCAGTCCAGAGAGAATACTGGGAAAGAAAAACTGTTGAATTGCCAAGCCTTGCTAAGTTCCAAAAACCAAAAGGATGGAGAGGTTGGTTCAAGAAAACGCACACACCTGTGTGCGTAATTCGGCGTTTAAACAACACTGAGTGGGATACAATTAATGAAAAATTTTTAGATTTACGCACAGAATTGGCTAAAGATTCTATATTATTACAAGAAATTATAGCAAAAACTATGGATGGAGATGAAATAAGTCAAGATGAAAAGTTAATTATTTCTAGTGCAACTGCAAAAGCAATGCCAATTTACATTGGAATGTTAGAAGCAATGATTGAAGAACCTAAAATGAATTACGCTGAAGTACAAGCTATGTTAGAAGTATGCGACCAAAATGACAAAGATAATCTTATGGCGCAAGTAAACACACTTACGTCAGAAAAAATGAGCGTTGCACAGGCTGTAGCTAATGAAAGAATGTCTGAAGTGAACGAATTGCGCACACAAATGTTAGGAGAGTTGAACTTAAATGGCTGAAGAATATGTAATTAGTGTAGTGCTTGAAGGTAAAGCTGCTGGTTTGACTCAAGCTACTAAAAAAGGTGCTGATGCACAAACTAAATTAGAACAAGAAACACAGAAAGCAAACATAGCATTTTTAGCACAAGTTGCACGTTATCAGGCAATGACTGCTGCTTTGAATCAGACGGTGGGTGGATTTAACAAATTAGCAGGAGCGCTTGACAGATTAGGATTCAAAGAAGGTGCAGAAGGATTACGTAAGTTTACAGCAGTGTTAGAATTATTTGCTGGTCCTGCGGAGATATACTTAGCGTATCTTACATTATCTATAGCATTAGGTAAGTCAGATATAAAAACAAAAACAGGTCAAACAGCAGCTACAGGAGGATTGACAGCAGCAACAACTAAGTTAAATTTAGCTATGAAAGCAAATCCACTGATAGCGATGGCGGTTGCTGTTGTAGCTTTAATTACTGTAATTATGATTTTAGAAGGACGTATTAAGAAAGTCACAGATGTCTTTAAGCCTTTAGTAGCAATATTCAGAGAACTGCAAATAGTAACTGATGGAGTAATTTTCGGTATAGAAAAGTTATTTAATTTGATGCAAGAGTTTTCTTTAGACGGTTTAAATAGAAAATTAAATGACACATTTATTGGCGGTAGTGGGCCAGGTAGTAGAGGGTTAGCATGACGAATTTTACAGACACTTTTGGTTTTGAAGGTGGAGGTCAAAATACTAGACTTACAACTTCGTCTGGAACTTTTGAAGCTAATGCCGATGACCCTCCAGCAGGTTTTGCTACCTTTCATAGTATTAGCACTGGTTCTGCTAGCTCTGTAATTTCTTCTGATAATATCACAGTAGGTCGTGTTTCAGGAGAATATATTAGAGCTTTAGTGAGATTTACTTTACCAGAAAAACCATACAATGATGAATTAGAGATTTTAGACACTCGTATAATGATTAGATTTGCTGACCAGTCTTCAGCACCAACTATGGCTTTGTATCAAATGCCAAACAATTTAGACATTACTGATGTTTCTTGGTGGTACATAAGTCAATCTGGAACTACATTTTGGTCGCCATCAAGAAGTGGAACGCATAGTGGCGGTACTTCTAATCAGTTACAAGACACAAATGGTAATTTTAAAGACGCTAATTTAACTGGTATTGGCACGATAAACGGTAGTAAAGTGTTAAATACAACTGATGGTAGTAGTGGTAATATTTCAGGTGTTGCTTCTAATACTACAACTAATTCAATTACTTTATCAGGTGGAAGTGGTAATAATTTTGACAATGGTGATGAATATATTATTATTGGCGGCGGCAATCCTATTTTACAAACTGATTATGGTTATGGTTCAAATGGTAAAATAGATGTTGTGGCTCCTGCTAGTTCTGGAGACTTTACTTCTTTTTCTTTAAAAAATTTTTTTGTAAATAATAAACCAGAGTGGGGTCAATCATATGGTTTTATGATAAAAGCTGATGACGAACATCCATTAAGTACAAACGCTTATGGGAGAAATGCGTTTGGAGCTACTAGTTATAGTATATCAAACGCTAAATTAGAAGTAGAATATGACAATCCTAAGCCAAACAGGCCATTAATACAAGTAACACCACAAAAAGATGGAATCAACGCTAACATTTCTTTTACTGAAGAATATGGAGGTGCGCAACCTGATTTACAAAGTTATGTAGCTGTTTTCAAAGAAGCTGCGGACCCTGCATATCATGCTTCTGGAGTTAGTAGTGGCACTTATGGTGCAACTCTTACAGATGTAGGTAAAAATACATATGTAACTGCTGATTTAACTTCTGATGGTAGTAATAGTTTCTTAAAAACTGATAACACTGAGTATAGAATACAATTTTACGCACAAGATAATCAAAATACTGGGTCAGCAACGTTAGCACAAGCTGGTAATATAGTAAGTATAACAAGACCAGGTGTAAATGCTTCTTCTGCTGTTGATGATACTTCTCCAACAGTAGGTCAACAAATAACACTTACAATAAATGCCACAGGTGGTATGTTTAGTGGCAATGTAAAACGTTTTGCAGTTAATTGGGATAGTGGAGCTTCAGATACAGATAAGGATTATAGTTTTGTAGAGTTAGATGAGGTTGCAGGTAGCACTACAATTACACATAGATATCATTCTAGTGGCGCTAAAGCTATAAAAGTACAAGTAGAAGATGAATTAGGATTTAGAAGTAGCAGAGTTGCTTTATCTTCTCAACCTACCGTTGCATCACCGACTCCTGTTGCTGAGCCTAAAATAAGTAGAGCAGAAGTCTTGAATACAGATTTTAATGATTCTGCATCTGCATTTTATATTACAGGTCAGAACTCATTTGCCATAGGAAGTGACCGAACTTTATCTGAATACAAATACAAAACTACTGACGGTTCACAATATATGACATCTTTTGCATTGAATAATGATAATTCAGTGTTTGAAGATGGTAGTAAAAAATTAAAATTAAAATGTAGTTTTCCTGATTGTGGTGCTACTAGAATTACAGTATATGGTTTGGTAAGTTTATCTTTTAATTCTGCTGATAATACTACTGGCAATATAGCAGACACGGATTCAACATTTAGTCATTATCAATGGCAAAGTGTTGGTATAACTTCACCTGATAATATTACAGATTTTAGCACATCTACTGATGAATTTTTCAAAAGAGTAGATATGGTTGTTGTAGATACTTTAGATGCTCAAGATACTGGCGCACGTTACATGCTTTTAACTGACGACAATCAATTAGTCAACACTCAAATTAGAGCAGTCAAACAAGATTATCGCTGGGGAGGTAGTGCTGTTGCATTTCCAAATAACGCACAAAGTACTACTTCTGATGTAGCGCCACAAAATATTACCGTTACAGTAAGTAACACAGATACTATAACTGCAACTGGTGGAGCTTCAGCAGACGCAGCATTTTTGACTCAAGGTTTTGCGCCTGGTGATAAAATTATTATTACAGGTCACGACCAATCAGGAAATAATGGTACGTTTACAATTAAGAGTGAACATGATGCTGTAACAAACAATGTGTTAAAAATAGTTGAAACACTTACCAATGATGCCGCATCTACTTGTAAAATAATTAAAGACACTAGTTTCTTAACATCTATATCCTGTGCGGCTGATGACGCTCAAACTAACGCAGTTAAACACCGTGTAAAGGACAGCGCAGGGTCTTTATCTACAGAAGTACAAACAGACAATATAGTAGTGTTTTCAAGCACTAATAGGTATTTAGATTTACTTACAGAGATAAACAACAAAAGTATTGCAATTTTAAGTACAAGTTTTTCACGTTCAGGTGGTGTCGGTTCTAACATGGCTTTAGGTGACAAACGTTATCCTGTAGGAGTTATACAAACTAAATTAGGGTTACCTACTTTTTCAGCCAATATAAGAATTTTAAAACACAGTGGATATGTAAAGCTCTGGGCTTTACTTGAAGGTGGTAGATATAATTGGGCAGTAGTAGATACTGATATAGTTGATTCTCCATATACAACATTTAAAAGATTAAGAGTAAAATGCACTGGTGGTACTATTAATCAAGACCCATCTAATGCTGGTCAATACTTAAGCACTTTAAATTTTGTTGTAATAGGTGAACATTTAGAATAATGTCAGCAACTTCTAATGAATTAGTAATTGATGTTACAATAGACGGCGAGCCTTTTCCATTTGTTACACAATTAAATATTGATGCTAAGGTAAATTCTGCAAGGTCTGCAACTTGTTTGTGTACTTCTGTTGATGCTTTAGAAAAGATTAGGATTGGTGCAGAAGTAATAATTAAATATGGTAAAGGCGACCTTATTACAAATAAAGAGTTTGTTGGTATTATAAGAGTTATAAATCCATCAATAGGTAATTTTAGTTTTGTAGCTTATGATTATATTACTGAATTAGCTAACAGTGAAATTATTAATTTTAAACAAGGTGACTTTCAAGGTATGGATTTGTATATGGCAATAGCTGAAGTTGCTAATTATAAAAATACTTCTATTAGTAAAATGACGCAAGGTAGTGGTATAATACTAGATGACACTATGAACTTTAGTGGATATGCTACTCGAAAAGATTTTATTGATAATTGTATAAACTTTATGGTAGACATTACTACAGATGATGACCATCCTTTACATTCTTATTTACCATATTATTATGCTATAAAAGCTGGTAAAAACTTTGAAGTATTCCAACCAGACCACTTACATAATAATGTTAGAGCTGATTTGACTATTTCATTAGATGACTCTAATATTATTTCTGATGGTTTACTAGCTAACTATACATCAGTAGGTATGATTAATAGTTGTACTGTGGTAAGTTCATCTAATAGAGATTTATCATTTACATATAATGATGAGGGTTCTATAGCTAAATATGGTGTAATGTCTAAGAAAGTTGAATATCTTACAAGTAGAATTGATGTATTAGAAAAAGTAGGAAGATTAGTAGTAGAACAATTTAAGAATCCAACTAAAGGATATAGAATTACAATTAACAATGGTGAATGGTTACCTCTAGGTTCTATTGTAGAACTAAGAACACCTGCGTTAAAGAAAGTAGAATTTTTACCAGTAGTAGGTTATAAGATAATGATTAATGAAGAACTATCTACTATAATAGAAGTAGGTAACAATGCGTTAACATCAGATGTATTGATAACTAGCTTCAGGCAGTGACACACACCTTTACTTCCACTGGAACTATTTAGTAAAGTCTCTACAAATTTTTTATGGTTTTTAGAGAGGTACGGCGGCTTATTAGCTATATCAGATATATTCTTACTTATATAAATAAAAGTTCCAGTGGAAATGAAGGTGTCTGTCTGTCTAAAATACACCTTCTACGGGTTAAACATCATTCTCAAAAAATTATTTTTGGTCTAAAAAAGAGATAAAGTCTTGGTTTTCTTTAACATTTATTGTTTCTGCTTGAATTTTAGTATTCTTTTTATTCATAACATAGCCACAGCGAAAGCATTTCCAAGACTTGTACCTGCTTTCGCCTGCTCTTGTTGTGTAGCACTTAGGACATTTCAAGATGTAGTTAGTAATAAACCTCACCACATTCTACACAGCATCCTTCAAATAACTCTCTATGACAAGCTGGACACCGTTCAGTATCATCATATCCATATTCAGTAATGCTCATGTCAGTCTATTAGCTTACCACATATAACACATTGCCATCCACCTTCTACACCTATTTGTGCTTCGTGTTTACAATTCATTGTCAATCCTCTTACCAAGATGATTAACTTTAACTTCTATACATTTAGAATGACCAACTACATACAAAGTACTATCACTATATCCGTAACTTTTTTTGTTTATAGTCTGTCTTTCTTTCTCCCATATCCCTAACTTCTTATGGTGAGATTTATGATAAGTATCTTTCATTTGCTGTAGCCATCGTTTAGCAACAGGTAATGAGTTGACCATTACCATCTTAGTTGCCATGTTGAACACCTTTCTCTGCATCAGCCATAGCTTCTAGTAACATTACCTTAGTTTTATTTCTGATTCGTTTCCAATCTTCAATAAATGTTTTTTCATCCATTGTGATGTCTAATTCTATATCAGCTCTCACTGATTCATATTGTCTAGCTGTGGGCCTGGTAGCCCCTAATTTTATTTTGAGTGACTTTATTATCATGTTTATCACCAAAAGGTGATATGACCTGCTCTATTTAACAACTTCTATGGGTTAAACAAAAAACTATTCTAAAATTTTTACTAATCCTAAAGCAACAAAAGACCGAATAAACGCATCTTCTGAACTAATATCTATAGCATCTTTATCCACACCATAAAATTCAACGTGAATATTGCGCACACCTTTCATATATTGTTGATTATCTACTTCTTCACAAAAAGGATGTCTCATTTGTCTTAGTTCTATGAATCTTTTAGGTGATTCAATATTATATATAGTGCCGTTTAACCATTCGATTTTTTTCATGTGTGCATTATTTGGGGGGATAAGAGAAAAATTATAAAACAAAAGTGATAAACATGACTTACAAAACTTCTCTTATCCTATCCCCTACTACAAGGAACTGAATATAAACGTGTGCGCTATTCGTTTATTATCTTGTCTTCTCTATCTAGCCATTGTTTTAGTTTCATAATGTGTTCAATACGATATTTGTATCGTTCACCATCGGATACCTTCTCCCTATGATACAAAAGGGCGTCATTTAGTGCGAATAAATGCTCTTTAAGGCCCTCTATATCTAATTCCCATAGTTCGTATAGGTACTTACGTTCTACTAAGCTAGTTTCTTTCTTCTTTCTTGGCATTTTCTATATCTTTTTTTGTCTTATACATTGTATCTTTTGCGCTAAGGTATCGTAAAGCTTCAGTGATTCGAATCCACGCAATATCTAAATCGTGTGCGTTATCTAGCGAATCAGTAAGCTCTATGATGTCTTCTGCTATTTTCTCTCCTCTCTTATCTCTTTCTTGTTTCATTCTTTCTCCTTTTTTGCTAACATATCTTCATGTATTACATAAATCTCAGCGTTGTCGTAACATAACGCACACAACCCCATTGATTTATTTATTACATATACTACACCTAACTTAGTTAGGTTGTCTCCACAATTATCACAACTATCTGTGTAATAGTCTTTCCATTTTTGTATCATTTTTTCTTCTCCTTGTAAGTCCAAATTTTACTCTCCAGTCTACAACAGCGGTATGATTCATTTTAAATAACTTAATAGCTTCTTTAACTGTTCCACCATTGTTAAAATGACTTACAAAAGTATGTTTGAATCCTTTTTTACTAGCATTATCAAACTTTAGTAGCTTATTAACTATGTAATTCTTTTTGCGTGTAAAACTAGACTTATTATCATTCAAAAATACATCTAAACCTAAGTCTCTACATGGTTTAAACTTATCATAAGAACTACATACCATAAATTTCTTTGATGGTTCCGTAAGTATCTGAATCATAAGTTCACCGCTCTTAGTTTTTCTGGTTCTTGTTAGATGTAGGTACTTTTGAGGTATGATATAGATTACATCTATAGATTCATCCTGATTATAGCCTATACATACTGCATAATCAAAAGCATCTTTGGCACACTGAGTTTTCTCGAATCTAAAACAATATGTTTTTGTTTTACAGTTCTTTTTTCCTTGTGGCTTAGATGATTTAACTTCTACAGTATGTTTACGTTGCCATAAATGTAAGTCATGCGTTACATCATCAGTTGTGGAGTCAATACCTAACTTAGCTAATTCAATTTGTATTTGCCATTGAGCTATTTTACCTTTTAACTCATTATATGTTCTATTCATTGTCCTCCTCTTCCTTTTCTAAAATTGCTAATACTCTTTTAAGATATTCTAAATCAGATTCTACTGGCATTTATTGGACCTCCTTAGATTTCTTTGACCATGACCGCCAGTCTCCATAGACTGCTTCCCATGTTACATCTATATCATCAAGATAGCGCACACTGTCTTCATCATATTCATCAAAATTGCGCACACGTTCAGCATGAGTTCGCTTTGGGACCAGGCTGGGTTGCCTGGTTCCCTTTTGCTTTGTGTGTGTTTTCTTGCTTAAGTCTCTCCATGAATACATAGGTTGCTGCATTTTTCTCAACTGAGTTTTGTGTACAGTCATACCTGTGGGCGTAAACTTGTAAAGATGTCCGTGTTTTGCATCAAAGATATTTCTGAATCTCAGCCCTGTAGTCATAAGATGATTATCAGTTGATGAATACATAAAGTCCCCATTGAATAGTTCACCAATAACTAAAGGAGACAATCCATTAGTCCAAAGATACATAGTCTTACCCTTAGCCCATGAAATAGACATAGAGCCTTCTACGTGCCCTGCAACTGCATCTATACCACCGTTCTTTAATGCCACAAGAATGGCCTCAGTATCTACATCACGCTTTGGTGATGTATTATACTTACGTAAGACATTATCTTTATTGTAAACAACACCATTATGACATAATGCTAGTTTACTTCCCATTAAGGGATGATTGTTTCTGTTTAGTTCTGGTTTACCATGAGTAGCAGCTCTAGTATGTAACATAACCCATCTTGGTGTTCTGTTCATACCAAAAGCTAGGTTCATACCTAAACTACTTAGTTCGTAAGCAGATTTATCTGTCTTGACGTGCCTAATACCACTAGGACTTTCATACGCAACGCCTGAAGCGTCGGTACCTCGAGATTGTAGACTATTCCACATTTTCCTGAGGGCTGGCTTTGCCCACTGTGGGGCGTTTTCTGTATTACCTGTTTGGTAATATCCTCCTATTCCGCACATGTTTATCACTTTTTATTTAGTCAGAAGTCGCCTTCTGATAATAGGACATATGTCCCACTCTATTTAAAGCTTTTGTTAGCCCATTTCTTTGATTTCTATGGGTTAAACAAAAACTAAATAAATGTAAAATGGTCAGTTTATAGTGATGACCAGCACTTTTCTCAACATTGCGCACACATGAACATGTAATCAAAGAACAAAAATCGCCTGCCTGAATGGGGGCGTGTGCGCAATGTCTACCGTTTAATCTTCAACTTCAATAATGAGTAATGAAGTGTTAAACATTCGATGCAATACTTTCCAACTATGTTTCTCTAATATAGTTTTTTCATAATAAAAACTTACGGGGTTTTTATCTTTAGGTACTTCTATACTATAAACTCTATTCATCGTTATCACTTCCACATCTATGCCAGCCGACAGATAAATCAGTACTTGACCTTGTTTCACAACCACAAGGGGCTAAAGTAATTCCTATCTCTCTCTCCCATAGTTCACCGACTAATCTATTAAAAGAATGAAAATTAGCGTCTTCTAAAGCACTTTGAAAGACTGTTAGAATGTCATCGCCAGCCCATTTACATTTATGGCTTATATCACGCCCTAGCTTCTCTAATTCTTGTTGATTTAAAGGCATTTAATCCACCACCACATATTCATTTTTATTTAATAAGATTTCACTTACAAATATCAAACCTTCTTCTTCATAATTAGGTTGATTAGTAGCCTTTACAGCGTCATAAACCTTCTCTTTATCTAATTCTATACTAGTCCCTAATAACTTATAATTTTTATTTGGCTTAACTCGCATTTACTCTACCTCTTTTCTTAGCATTTCTTTTACAGCGTTTTTCATCTTATGAAGTGCATTACAGTACATTTTAACGCCGTGAGGCATTTCTTCCACAGGTCTGCCGCTTGTAATGTCTATTTTTAAGCCGTATGCGATTCTATCAATTTGATATTCCAAATCATCTAAAGCCCATTTTAATGGTAGCTTTCCTTCAGTTGAAAACTGGTTGCTTGCGTGTGTTTGTGTTCTGGTATTTGTTTCCATGCTTATCACAACCTTACAGATACAAGAGGGTATATAATAGGCTCATATGACCATTTAAGCACGAAATCAAGAATTAAGGTGTTTCTGTAGCGCATTTTAGAATCCCGTTAAAGGTTTGCAGGACATTAGACTTACAGTAATAATAATGATAGGAGCACCAATAAAACACACAACCAAAAAAAATGTGTGCATTATATGGTAAAGAACTAAATAATACACACACAAAATAGAGCACACACAAGATAACGCACACAACAGAATAATGCACACGCAAGATTGCGCACACAGTACTAAATGTGTGCAAAAAATAGTAAAAAACAGTAAAAATCACGATTTCTATGGGTTAAACAAAATCAGCCTATAGCCTTTTCTAATCAAAATTATCAAATCTACGTAGTTTATTTGAGATTCTCTAGGGTAAGGTTACCCTAGAAAACCTACAAAGGCCCTAAATCTCGCTCTATTAGCACTTAGAAGGCGGATTTGAATCCGCCAACTAAGTCACTTTCTCCGTGCTTGCCTATCTGTTGGCTATTGCTGAGAATCCGAAGTCTGAGGCTCTTCTTCTGTAGTATTCTCGGATGTTCCTGTTATCATATCCGAATCCTAAGAAGTCGAATAATCCATCTACATCCAAAAGGAAATCCTCACAGTTTTGGTTCTTGTATCTTCGGTCCCAAGCTCTTGTGGTGAACCTTTCCAATAGCTTAATCCAGTTTAGGATTTTAGTAGGGTTTAAGGTTCCTTGATGTTGCCTGTATTCGATGGTTCCCCTTGTTTCCATATTCGAAATATTCAAGGTTCTGTATTTACCACCACCTAGACTGATAACGGGGTCAGCGTGAAAGTATCCACCCTCATTATTAGCGAACATTAAGCAGTCGTGTTTTGAATCAATTTGAGCACGATTTGGGAGAACTGCACAGAATGAATTACCCCTTCTTGAAGGACTTACAAATGAGTCAAATATAGGCTGAAAATATCTCATATTTCTAGTGATTTCTGCTAAGAATAAACGTGCTGGCTTATTTCTTAGAGCCTTGAATTTCCCTTCATAAGTCGAGGTATCTACACGCCTTCTAAAGTGATATTTACCGAGAATATCAAAGTGTATGTGAAGACCTGTATTTCGGTCCACTCGGCAGTATTGCTGAAGAACTGAAGTCATAGCTATGACCCTTCTTTCTATCTTCTTCATACTGACGATAGGCTCACTTACGAACTCCCAAATTGGGACTCCGTCGTCGGAGTTTGTACCGTCGTAGACCAATTTCCATTCACATCCGTTGAGCCTACCGCTCGACGTGTGGCGCTGGTCATTGCAGGTTATTCCTGCTCTTGCGACTTGTCTGAGAACTTCGTCTAGGGAGACGCCGTTCTGTAGCTTGCATTCAATTTCAATTCCTATCTTGTAAGTCATTGTTATCAATCATTCATGAGCGCAACCATATATAAAGAAAAATACAGGATTCGTGCTTAGGTCATATTATCCTAGCTCCGAACGTACTTTCCGAACGCACTTTCTAAACACTTACAAAATTAACATCAAAAATAAATCCTTCTACTATAGCAAATTTATGCACACTTAAGCACAAAAGCAACATTGAGCACACCAACATTGAGCACACATCAAAATATCTCTAAATTAGTGTGCACAATCTTGTTTAGAATAGCACAAACCACGTCAATCCTCGACGATATCCTTCGGGTAATACAACATTGAGCACACGCATTCTTGAGGTGGCCTGCTATGTCGAGGGTACGCCCCTTGTGCTTGAGGGGAGGATGTCTACAAATTTTCTAAGGTTTCTATCAAGTGGGTCATATTATTTTTTTTTTGGAGTTATGAACAGCAAGGTTATATGTCCCTACCTAGGTGGTGGTAGTATGGTATATTCTAAGAAGAAGGGATGGCCCAAGCAGTTTGTGCTGAATTGTGGTAGGGATGCTATGAGAAAGGAGGTTTTTGCAGAGATGCAGAGATTGGCTGATGAGGATGAGGTTAGCTTGCAGGAGGAGATATGGGAAGCATTGCTGATACATACGAGAAGAAGGAAGTTATGAGCCATAGGATGTGGGTTGCTAGCTTAAAGTTGGACTACATAGAGTGGATAGACTTAAATAGACAAGGGGCATATGACCTACATGAGTGAAAAGGTTTGGAAGAAGGGCCATGTTTGGACCGAGAAGCATTTGAAGGCGAAGTTACGTTTGGTAGACGTTAGAAATTTTGCGAAGGCTAAGATGGCGGGCTTGAAAGACGACATACACGATTTGAATGTGTGGGCACCTATGGGTGACAGTGATATGAAGGCATTTTTGACGGGTTATCATGGTGCGTTGCAGGACTTAGAGAAGTGGGTTATGGAGAGTGTTGATGACTGAGGCTTTAGATTTGTGGATTGTGCAGTTGGATAATCTTCTTGGTCATGTGCAGAAGTTTGTGGATGACAATCCTATGGAGTATGATGGTAAGGAGTTGAAGGCATACACGACGGGATTGGGTATGATGGCAGTATTGATGAAGAAGATGATAGAGGACATGTTGAAGGAGAAGGAAAGTGACTAATGGCATGTGGCGTTGCAGGGCTTGTGGCATGGTATTATCTACGATGGAGGTAGAGAAGCACGGCGGCTTTTGCAAGGAGTGTTGTGATGAATAGTTTGCTTGCTATTGTATTGATGTTTGCGTTTTTTGTAGCTGGGTTTTGGTTGGGTGTTAATACTTATAGGGAGCAGATAAAAAAGAGGTTATGAGAAAGAAGCATGCTGCGGGAGATGTGTTTAAGACGACGTTGTGTGGACATGAGACTACTTATCAGGAGTTTAGAAAGATGAAAGAGATGCACAGTAGGTACATTAATTGTAAACGATGTTTACAGGCTTTACAGTTAAGGGAGTTGATAGCAGATGGCGAAGTATAAATTAAAGCACAAGGAAGAAGGAATGAAGTTATATCTTGAGGGTAACAGTTTCAATGATGTAGCGACGATAATGCAGGAGCGTCACAAGTTTGTGCCGCCATTGAATAGAGACACTGTACGTAAGTGGAGTGATGCTATGGGTTGGCAGGAGTTGATGAGTGATGTTAAGCAAGAGGTACGGGAGGCAGTTAAGGAGCAGGCGATAACTAAGCATGTAAATCGTTTGGATGAGGTAGAGGAAGTACGTCATGCATTTTTGGATAGGATGCGAGAGAAGCAGGGTGCAGACATTCGAGGTCATGAGTTTGCAAAGTTGACAGAGATGGCGGAGCGTATGTCCTTGCGTGAGAATGAAAAGCAGGAATTGGTAGAACATATCAATGATTGTATAAGTCAGGCTTTGGAAGAGGTCAAGATGGATGAGAACGTAAAACAGCAGTTCCTTTTACGTTACATAGAGAAGCTTAGGAACGCAAGTAATTACATATGAAAGAGTGGTTTAAAAATTTAGATACGGTAAAGAAGTTGGCGATAAAGTATCTGAAGGAGTATCCGCACACAAGAGATAGTGATATGGAGTTATATTACATGATTCTAAAGGAATACTATCGTGCGATACCGTCGGATAAGAAGCATAGTGTGTATATGGAGCAATTTTTAGCAGATTTGTATTTGTTGTTGAAGTTTGCACCAGACAAGAGTAGCATAAGTCGGATGCGCAGGAAGATACAGAATGATGATGGCATGTATGAGAGTACGGCAGAAGTCAAGCGTATGCGTGATGAGTTAGAAGCTAAGTTTATGGAGTGGGCTTCGTCATGAAATGGCGTTTTAGTTGTTATCAATGTGGAGAAAGATGGGAAGAAGAGCACAGGTTAATCGACGCAAGTCACTTTATTTACAGCAAAAAGAAAGAGGGCAGGCCGATGAAGGACTGTTACAGGTGCAAGATGGATATGGTTTACACTCCTATCATGGGAGACTTGGTAGGTAGTCGTGGCTAGAGACTATATACGAGAGCGTGACCAGATAATACACAAGTACAAAGGCGAGACGCAGTGGACTTTGTGTGGGCGTTATTCTGATACTTTGGAGGGTTTGATGAAGGTTATAGCTACAGATAAGAAGCATGAGGTAAATTGTAAGCGTTGTGTGCGCATTATGGAGAGTTATCATGAATAGATATGCAGTTCAGGAGCAGAGAAACGCAGTTTCTAGGTTGTTAAGGACCAGTAACAGGAACAGAAACGCTATGAGGTGGAGTAAAAACGAAACTGAGGAGCATATTAACATGAAATTTGCGATTTGCAAGCAGTTGAAGGAGTGGGGACACGAGTTTTACACTGAAGCGGTGTTTGAACCGAGTGGTTTGAGGGCAGATGTGATAGATGCGGACTCTGGAATTGTGTATGAGGTCGTAAATACGGAAGGAAGTGACTCTATTTTGAAGAAACAGCACTTATATCCGTTAGAAATACGTGTTGTTAACGCTAATCAGAAGTTTACAAAGGAGTTATTGCTATGAATTACAACTTTGACGAGGATTTGAAGGATGGAAAGAAGGGTGAACAGGTGATTAGGTTTTTTGTCGAATCGACATTAGGGCAAAGATACATTAAGGACAACGATACAAGTGCATATGACCTTCTTTTTGAGGATGAGAACATAGATTTGATAACTTATGAGGTAAAAACTGACCTTTGGGAGAGAGATTGGGAGAAAGGAGGGTCAGGAAACATGGCAATAGAGTACAAATGTCGTGGAAAGTCGAGTGGCATTAGTGTTACGAAGGCAAAATACTTTGTTTACTACTTGGTAAATGTATCAGACAAGCAGATTTGGTTGATTGAGACAGAAAAGTTACAGGATTTGCTCTTACAGGAGAAATTTCCTAGTAAAACGGTAGGAGAAACGCATTATGACAGTGATGATAAGGTTGCAAAGTGCTATATGATACCTAGATTTGAGTACAAAGACGAGTTTGACATCTATTCTTTTGATGGCGAGCGTTGGTTGAGGGAATTAGCCTAATGATTCGCATAATTAAGGATGGCAAAGTTATAAAAGAGACGCAGGACATGCAAACGTTAGTTCAGTTCATAGATTATTATGATTCTGAGCCAAAAAGAGTGGAATTTAGCCTTAACTATGACGAAATCGAAGAAAGGAATCGACGACAAGCTGCTGAACTTAGCGATTAGTGGTGCGTTAGAGACATTAAAGAGCACACCGCTTACATTAGAGTCATTTATTGACGATGTTTTACGTCATTACATGGAGCATGAGCCAGGCGAGTATGTTCCTTTGGGACAGATGCACGCAGAGTGGGCCGATGCGTTTGAATCAGGCACACATACAGCGATAATATGTGCACGTGGTCACTTGAAGACGTCATGGGGTTTGTCAGCACTTGCGTATCAGATGGCAATGCAGCCAAATTACCGTGCCCTATATCTTTCAGCGACCTTAGAGCAGGCTTGGGATAAGTTAGAACAGTTTGAGGAAATATGTAGACGTTCTTGGAGGCTTAATTCGTTTATGAAGGCGCAGGATGAGGACAGTAAAGTTACATGGAGAAAGGGTGCTAAGTATTTTAACAATGGAAGTAGGGTTCACGGTGCAAGTATTGGTAAGGCACTGGAAGGTCCTCACGTTCACATGATTATTTTGGATGATATTTTGCAGGAGTTTCCTAACATTACAGATGACAAAGTTATTCACTACATAAAGAGAGTTGTAATGCCGATGAGATTGCCTAATGCTAAGATGTTATTGGTAGGAACACAGAAGAGAGTTGGCGATGCTACAGATTGGGTAATGCAGAACAAAGAATGGACTAGTATTCGGCATCCTGCATTGTTGAAAGACGGCACGCCTAGATGGCCTGAGTATTGGGACCAAGATAGGTTGGATAAGGAAAAAGAAACAATGGGAAGTAGGGCTTTCGAGTCTGAGTATATGTTAAATCCATTGGACCCAGAGAGTGCTGTTATACCTTACGAAGTTTTGAAACCTTGTTTGAAGGAGGGTATGAGTATGGGCTTGCCTGAGTCTGGTGATGATTGGTTTGTGACTATGGGTGTTGACTTGGCCGTAGGTATGGACAGTCAGAATGACGAATCTGCGTATGTTGTTATGGCTTACAATCGGGTTACAGAAGAGCGTAAAGTATTGTATTGTTGGTCAGGTAAGATTAGGGCTAAAGGTGCAGGATGGTTAGAGGCGCAGGTAGTAACGATGAAGAGTTTGGCAGACAAGTACAAGCCTGACAAGATTATGGTTGAGTCTAACGGTTATCAGAGATTGGTTGTACATACGGCAAGGGAGTTAGATGGCATGCCAGTCGAGGGACACAACACTGGAAGAGAAAAACACAAGCATGATGTTGGAGTTCCTAGGATTGCGTTAGCGATGGAGCAGGGCAAGTATTTCATACCTTGGAATAAGGAGGCACGTGAAGGTTCTAAACCAGGTATGAGAAAGTTAGTAGATGGTTTGAGTAGATTGATTTACGGTAAACATGGAAGACTAGAAGGACATACGCCCGATGCAGTTATGGCGCTATGGATGTGTGAGTTATGTGTGCACGTTTTGGAAAAGAAACGTCTAGTTTTTACACGATGGGACTACATTTAGATTAGGACATATCTCCCTTACAGAAAGACATATATACTAATGAGCCACACTGGGATTCCAGATGACAAGTTCACCCAGCAACGGAACACGAATGGAATTGTGGGGAATATCTGTTGAAACAAAACGAAATTTAAAGACGTTGGCAAAGGTCAAAGAGACGCCAGTATCTAAAATGTTAGAACCAGTTATCGAAGATTATATACACAGGCATCGTCATGTCCTTGAGTCGAGGAGACTATAATGGGAATATTTGACCGATTCAGGAGCAAGCCAGTTAGAAAGGCAACTGGCATAGATGCGTTCTTACAGGATGCAACCGCAGACATATCTAAGGATGCTAGAACTCCAGTATATTCAGGCGTAAGTACAGACACAGCATACAGACAATCTATCTTACCGCCAGTTGACCAATTTTATTTAGAACAATTAGCTGACAGGTATTCTCATCTTAGGACTGTAATCACTCGGATAGCTTCGCAGTCTGTCGCCAAAGGGTGGGAATACCAAGCCATTGGCAAAGGTGACCCAGAGCAACGCAGGATGGTAGAGAGATTGTTACGTAATCCTACTAACGGTAGCAGTGACATGACTGG